ATTGTGATTTGAACTCGTTCAACCGTTTTTGAGCTGAATCGTAATAATCTTCATTAATTTCATACCCGACATATTCAAGCCCACATTCTTCATAGGCAATCAATGAACTTCCGCTCCCCACATGGGTATCAAGAATCTTCATTCCTTTCTGCAGATATTTCTGACATATCCAACGATATAAATTTACAGGCTTTTGGGTTGGGTGGATTCGCTTTTCGTTCAGCCTTTTGTTGCCCTGCTGTATTGTTCCTTCAATTATTGATTTTCCTTGAAACATTCCTCTCCACATATAGCGGAAAATGTCAACCCTTCTTGTAAGACTGCAGTAAGCAACTTCTGCGTCTGATTGATCTGAACCATCATTGCATTTATCCCAGATTATCAAGCCACCTGCCATTGGGTAATCAAAGTAATTACATCCCCAGATAATCTGATTTTTTGATACTCTGAATAGCTGTTTAAAATACTCTCGATCTGGCGGTTTATTATCCCAACCATAATTCTTATAGCCGCCATCAGGAACATAAATGGAACTTCCATTTTTCTGCTTTACATATTTACTGCGATTCTTACCGCCATGTTCTTTGATTCCGTATGGTGGGTCTACAACTGCCACATCGAAGTAATTATCTGGAAAGTCCGGGAGAAAATTCATGCAGTCACCGCAAATAAATTCTCTTTGCATCAGTGTTCCTCTCATTCAACTCCACAGCCCTTCACGATCTCGATTGCATCTTTCAGCATTATAATTTCATATGCTTTAGATCATCCTACTGGTCTTGCCAACGCGCTTCTATTTTCCAACTGCTCCACAACCTTGTCCACATCAAAAGCTGTCGGCTGTTCGTCAACAGCTTCACACATAATTTCCGGGCTAAATGTTTCTCTCCCTGTGTTCAAAGAACTATTAATTGCTTCTTTCAGTTTATCTGCATTAATCAACCTCATAATCTTCACACTCCTCCGCATATTCATAACCGTCCATATCATCACATCTGCACTGGCAGGAATCCTGCTTAGTACAGCAGATGCAGCACTGTGTTTCACCGTCCGGGCAGTCTAATTTACAATATCCCATTCAGTCCTCCTTATATAGCTCTGGAAGTGGCATCCACGCAACACATTTTAACAACTTTATATATTCTTTCGCCCCTTCAAAAAAATCTATAATATGCCAGCCATCAGCCGTTGCATGCTCATCATCTGGTCTATTCACGAACTCCGCAACCCTTGGAATTAATTGATATTCTGTATCTGATTCTCTGAATACTGCAAGGCACCAGTCACGTTTATCCGGCATTTTTTCAGATACCGGAATCCAGTTGGTGGCTCTTAAACGTTCAATAACTTTCTTCTGCTCCTCTTCTGCCTCACAATGTATTGTAATGTCATAGGTATCATCGTATGCACTAAATGTGCCGTCTTCGTTCTGTGCAAATGTCATTTCGTCGCTCATACTTCCACCTCGCTATCCTCTGGAATCTGAAAGACCATATTCTTTTTAAAACTTTTTACAAGTTCTTCGAAACCATTGACGCGAATATCGTTTGATTCTACAATTGTTCGCTGTCCTGTAAATCCTGTCAAAAAAGTACAATTAATTTTATATTCTTCATAGGCTTCCTGAATCATATCCAGTACCTTCATGGCTTTTGTTTCCGTTTCGTAATGTCCAAGAATTATATAGTCGCTATCTTCAATACCAGATATACCAAAGCAGATAACTTCGCTGTCCATTACATAGAAGATGATATTGTTAGTGCTTACAAGATACTTTTTGTTCTGACTTCTGATTAACATTTTGCGTCCTCCTTATCACTTACTCTTCGATTCCACTGTTCTACGGCTTCTTCCTCTGTTTTTCTCCAACGCTCAACCATTCTATCGCATTCTGTACAAGCTGCAAGATATTCTTTTCTCGAATCCTCATATTCATTAATCAGCATTTCTGCCTTTCCTCCGCAAAACGGACAAAGTTTTAATTTATCCATTTTTCATCCTCACTTTCGCCCATGTAAGCAACTGGCACGCTATTGTGCGGTTGGTACATGATTTTAATACTCAATAAAATCAGATAATTCCATCTGACCAACTATATTATTGTCTTGCATCCACCATAGATATACTTCTTCGCCACAACTCCACTTCACATCTTTTCCGCGCCGCTTGCGTTCCTCGATCATTCTGTCAAAAGCACGTATATAGGCTTGCTTGTACTTTGGAAAATCGTACATTTCCTTTTTCCCTCTGTTTCTTTGATGCAAGTGGACAACCTAGACAGCCTAACCTGTTATATCCGCATTGATACAGTTCGCATACTTGAATGTTTTTCTCGCCAATGAACTGCCAGATATTCTGATCTGTCCAGTCAATTATTGGATTGACTACTGTTTTAGATTTCATCTGGCAATTTTCAAACAACCTTCGAGTATCACAATTATCGGTGATAAGCATTTTTTCGTCAGAAACGCCAATACTTTTACTTGCTGTCTGCCCTAATACTTCAAATGGGCTTCTATTACTTCTCTTGCTACTTTCAGACCATCTAACGCCTGTTGCAATCATTCTGTTAGGATTCCCACCTTCTTTCAATTCTGAACAGCAATACCGAACAATTCTGGTAGGTGGCATTAGTTTTCTTGGAATAAGATTCCACATTGTAAGACGGTTTCCGTTTTCCTGCACATGATAATCAATCTCGCATTTGATGCCTTTGTCCGTCAATTCAGAAAACGTATTCTTGATATGCCTTACTGTCTGCGGTGCATCAACAGTGGTATGTGAGTTATGTACTTCAAACGGGATTCCAGACATTCTGAATAGTTCAAGAAGCACATCTGAATCCTTTCCGCCGGAATACTCACATACAAGTGGTTTGTTATAATGTTTCAACGAGAGATCAGACGCAAGCTGGATTCTTTCAATTGCTTTTTGTTCTAAATCCATAATATTTACACTCCAAATCTTCTGACCAATTCTTTATGCATCAGTTTTCACCTTTGAATAACTCAATCTATACGCCCTCTGCTCTGTCGGATCTTCACTAACAAGCAATCCATTGTCTAAGAGCAAATTAAAGTGTTTTCTGGCAGTAGCCATTGAAATGTCTAATCCATCTGCAATATTTCTTGTAGACGGCATGTAGTGGTGTTTACGGTAATATTTCAAGATAAAATGATATACTGCTTTATACATCTCCTGTCCCTCTTTGTGTTTGCGCTCTGTATTGTATTTTCCCATCAATAACACCTCACGTAATCGTTAATGCGGAATCTCAAAGATTGTAAATGTATCAAGTGTCATTTCTTTGATCTTCTGCGCAGCTTTATCCAGGTTTTTACTGGCTAAAGAGGTATGTACTCCTGTAATGCCCCGGAATTTTATTTCCCTCTCCAGCGCTTCTACGCCACCATCTCTAACAATTCTGAGCGCCAGGTCAAGGCCATCCTCTCTCCCTCGCTCATACTCCTTCATTTTGTTCATTGGTTTTCTCCTTGTTCAGATTTTTAGCTTTCTTATGCATCTTGTCCAGATAATCCGCATAGGCTGTAAGCATGTGATCCACAAAGCCGTTTTTATTATATTTGTCTGATACAACGTGTATCTGCTCGACTACCTGCTGCCAGTATTCGTCCTTTTCTTCTATTCCGGCAGTCTGGAGAACCAGTGCCGGAAAGTCGATTTGTAAAAACTTTATGGTGTTCGGTATCTGCTCATGCGTCACTCTCATACTTATACACCTTCTTCTACCTCAAAACTCCGTTCAAGAAGTCGCTCGTTATCCTTGCTAAACGCCTTTATATAGCTCTGTTTTATCGGCCTGATAAAATGTATGCCGTTAGCTGATTTAGCCCGGGAAACAGCCACGTAGAACTGTCCAGGATCCCAACAGCAAGGATCAATGTTGATTTTTTCAAATGTCTGTCCCTGTGATTTATGAATACTAATCGCCCATGCAAGTTTTACCGGGAACTGAGAGAATAATCCAACTTTCTTACGGACAATCTTCTCTTTCACGATCTTCTGACCGTCCTTTTCTTGTTCGGATTTCTCAATAACCTGTTTCTCAATGTCTTTACTGTATCTGTACAAGTTAACTGTTTTACCTTTATCAGTCTTGATGACCAGATAAGATTCTTCAAATTCTCCGTTGTCCACAATTTTCTGGATGATGCCAATCGTTCCATTGACGTAGTTTCCAGACAGATCATTGACTGTAATCATCACTTTTGCACCGATGTTAAGAATTAAGTCCTCTCTGGCAAATGCAATGTTCTTAATATCAGCAGACGTTAATTCTCCGTCAACTGCTGCATGAAACACTTTTTCGGTCTTTTTATCCAGTTTTCCGAGAAAAGTATTATTAATCCGATCAGCTTCAGCATTTGTTCCAACCAGGAATGGTGCTTCCGGTATAACTTTATCTGCTTCATTGTTCTCCAGATAAGCAATCGATTTACGGATATTGGTACCGTATTTAATATCATTCAGTACGTACTTAAACCCTTCGTCATTCTGCCTGCATACTTCATCAAGCTTGATATATTCAAACCCCATTTCTTTCCAGTATTCAGACATGAAAGCATATCCGTGTTCGTACTTTCCACCCTTTCCATAATCAGATCCATACATCCGGCAGAGGATTTTACGATCATCTGTTGTGATAACTGGTGGAAGCTGATAGAAGTCACCAATTACAATAAGCTGCACATCTTCCTTGTCGCTGCTTTCCAATAATCTTCCAACGGCTCTCTCTTCGTTTTCTGTGATGATTGTCTTCGCAATCATATTAAACAGATCGAACCGACACATGCTGATTTCATCAATGATAAGAACGTCTGCTTCTTCTAACAGTTCAGCTCTGGATTTCACTTTTTTCTTGTAGTCCTCAAATTTAATTGAGATATTCAACGCACGATGTACAGTAGTTGCTCCGTATCCGATATTGTCCGCAGCTATTCCGGTAGTAGCAGATACCAGAACACTTTTACCAGCTTTTTCCGCCTCATCAATGAATGTCTGAATAACCGTTGTCTTGCCTGTTCCTGCATCTCCTGTCAGAAAAACATTGCTGCCAGACAGCATCGTATCTAATGCATATCTCTGCTTTTTATTGAGATCGTCTTTTTTCATTTTGTAACCACTCCTTGTAATAATTATGTCAACTAAATATTTTTGTAATATTCAATTAATTTTGCTATAATAAATCTAATTGTATATGCTTTTTAATTTTGTAACCAACGTGTAACCGACTTTTTCGACCTATTGGTTACGCCAAAAACCCTTATTTTATGCGGGTTTCAGAGGTATGTAACCGTGTAACCAATGTAACCAAGGTTTTCATATAGGAGAATCACTAGAGTATATGTTTTTTATACACTCTCAAACTTTCTCCTATAGGACGTTTTTTTTCGTGTTACAACGGTTACATGGTTACAAATTACGAAAACGGAACATTTGTTTCGGCATTAGTTGGCAGAAAGCCAGTTTCAATAACCTCATTTTCTTGCTCATTTTCGAGGCTTTTTATGTTGACAACCTTTACTGCAATAAGCCTCATCACGCTTCCCCCGTCTCTTTTTAGTACCGTATCCCTCTTTCCTGTATGCTTAATCAATTCTCGATTAATTGCCCAGGCAGAAAAGGCTTTTCTGGAGAATCCATTATTTTTCAAAAGGTTTTCAAGAGGTTTCGGATAAAAATATACATATACATCTCCATACTCATCTGGCGTTTCCTTGAATCCCCATTGATCGCAACTGAATTGAGCATCAAAGTGCTGCCCGTACACGGAAAGACTTTCAAGAATGAATTCATAACACCTCTGTCCCTCAGATACGTCTTTTTTACGTGTAGGTATGTCCACAACGTCCTCGACCGTCAGCTCACGTCCATCCTTAAATATGAAATCTGTAGCTAATTTGTCAGCCAGCAGAAGTGTAGATATAGCCATGACCTGTTTTGCTGGAAAGTCATATCCGTCAAAACCTTTCTCAATTTCGGCTTTCATTTCTTTCAGATCGTCCGATGTGAACTGTTTCAAATTTCCAACAAATACTCTTCCAGCAAAGCCGTAGTTCTTCGTGACAACGCTGTTGATCTCTGCCGGATTCTCATAAATATCCTCGCAACACTCAATCTCAATAATTCTGTTGATAGCTCCGCCGGAGTCTGCAAACTCTGATATCGGATTCTCACCATTACAGATCGTAACATTGCTCCACGTATTCTCCTTAGCTGCTCCGAGGTCCTTATTTGAACGTGCTTTTCCTTTGCCAGAACAGAGATTGTAAATCAATGTTTCGTAGTTATCCCGGATATACTGAGAAGCGTTCTTCGAGTCATCGAGAATCATCGGAAAATTATTAAGCATATCTGCTCTGGTCTCCAATGATGTATCTGTTGACCGAAAGTTCCCAACGTAAGCTCCCGGCGCAGGGTTTCCCCAAACCGATGCCGCTATATTGATCGTTACTGTCTTTCCACCGCCTGTCTGCCCGTAGAAGTCTACGATGAACGGTAGCACATCAAGCGGCTGTATAAGAGCGCTTGCAAAAGATGCTGCCAGTGCTATTCGTGGTTCTAATCGTCCGCACGACCGCAGCTGTTTAGCTAGAGTTACCCATTTGAAGTAATCTCCATTTTCCTGTATGCTTTGGAATAGTGTTTTAAAGCGGTATTCGCCATCAAAAACAATTGAAAGGTCGTAAGGCACAAATACATTGCCATGCCACCCTAACTTGCTTGTAGAGTGCTGTATGTCGATCATATCGGCATTGTACATTTCAACATCCGCCAGATACTTTACGAGAAGCCTTGCATTCTCTGAGTTGACCTGCACCCCGAACCTTGCAAGATTAGTTATTGCTCTGGAAGTCACAATGTCAATTTTTGGAACAGTTATTTCTGTCCAGTAGCCATCTCTCTTAAATGCTACAGTGATCTGTTCTTCTCCTGTCTCGATGTTTTTTAGCCGACGTATCGGCATGATCGGGTGGTGACATACAAGTTCTCTTGCCTTAGATGTTTCAGAGGAAAATATTCCGTTCTCTGTAGCTATCCAGCTGCCACAAGCCATATTAGGATATTCCTTATCAACAGAATCAGGATAGAAATTTGTGATGTTTTCAACCAACTGCATAGAACGATTTGCTTTTTCTTCTTTTTCCTTTTCCTGCTCTGCTTTCTGGAATTCTTTTATGAATTCCTCGGCTATGCTTTTTACTCTTACGTTCTTTGCTCTGTCCATCAACTTAAATTTAACTTCCGAGCGGTCGATTTTACTTTTTATCGCAAAAAGTTCTTCATATAACTTCTTCTGCATAAAATCATTTGCTTGCAAATTTTCAATATTTTCAAGAATGCTTCTCACCTCCTGCCTTAGCTGATAATATTTCATATCTGCTTTTTTCTTTTTCAAGGTTGAACTGGCACATATACCACTCTTCTGAACCAGGAGGGAAAGTTTTTAGTGCTGTTTCGTACATAAACATGTTCTTTTCTACCTGTTCAAGTTCGCTGGGATCCTGAGCGGGATTGCATTTTTTTGATTTGATATCTCTCATTTCATGTCTGATCTGGTTGCGGCTTTTACCTTTTTTTGATACATAAGTACCGCCCAGTTCAATAAATGCAGTACTAAAAGGAACGGATTCGTATTGCATCACGAAATCAAACACATCACCGCCGATTCCACAGCCGAAACAGTAGAAAGAATCATCGTAGATTTTGCAGGATGCTGACTTTTCCTTGTGAAAAGGGCAACATATAAATCCCGCTCTGTTCGGTTTCAGTCCATATCTGGAAAGAATTTCCGGCATTTTCACTGACTGTTTAATTTCATCTTTTGTCATGACAGCAGCTCCACAATTCTCCGCCCGGTTTCTTCTTTCGCACAAAATTCAAATCGGACTCCGTATCTATCTCTGATTGTGCAGAGAGATTTATATAACTGGTAGCCATCAACAGCCTTACCAGAAATTACAGTCTTTACTCTCTTACCGTTTACCGTCTTCCAGATAACTTTATGTTTTCGTGGATTCTCCCAGAAATATACATCACCAACTGAATTAATATCTGGTCCATGCTCACATAGGATAATCAACTGAATACCTGCTTCACGCGCTCTGATAAGCTCTGCTTTGAATCTTTCATGCTGCTGGCAGACATTTCCACAAAGCTCTTGCAAATCCTTTTTACGGTCAATACAGAGTTTTGCATTATCTAATGACTGATAATCTCCGCAATACAATTTAGAGCGGAAATACTGCACTCCAAGGTCGTCAAACTGCTTTTGAATCCGTTCCCATTCCTTTTTGTGTTCACGTGTATCACATTGTACGACCAATCAGATCACATCCTTCTGGTATTTGTATTTTCCAAAGAATTCACTATACTGTTTTATAATCTCCCAACGATTTTCGTAACGATTCCACTTACTATTCTCTCCTACTCCTATTTGCGTTTTTCCGAGGGTTGAACAGGAAGGGATTATTAATACCTTCCGACATGTTTCATCATCATTCAAACAATATAAAAGGAAGATGTCGCAAGTCGGATTTTTCTTTTCGAGGTTGAATGTAAATGCCTTTGAATTACAATTGTTTGTAAATTCCTTAGATACTTTTACGTCTATTTTTACACTGTTATCAGTAAGCAAATCATAAGGATGCCTTGAGCTTGTTTGAACACTATTCAATCCGACATTCTCGTAAATATCTGAAATTGCTTTTATTTCATATTTGTTTCCAAAAGTTGTATCAGAATATTTAAGAGGCAGTCCAAGTTTTTCAGCCCAATATACAGTCCCTTTATGCTTTGCAATCTTGCAAGCAAGGCTTTTGTTTCCAAAAACTTCTATCATTTCGGAATGAGTTGGAAAATGATCTAAATTCAATTTCTCAACAACTATCATGATATTTTCTTTGATAAGATCGTCGTTCCATGGTATTCCATGTGTATATCCCATTAACTCACCTCTATATTAATTGAACGGAAGGACATCATCTGCTACGCTATCTGGAATATTCATAAAGTCAGTACCTGCCGGATTCGCTCCCATGATAGCTTCTTCCTTCAGATGATCGTCATAGGCTTTTGTGGTGCGCTCTTCTGGGATGTCCGCATCCTTAATTCCTTCAATACTGCGGAACCATGCAAGTTTGTGACGTTTTACTTCTCTGTTGTCGTACCAGTCTTTCTCCAGACGAAAGATGCCTCCAATCAGCTTACCTTTGAACTGCTGTCCGAAGTTATCGCCCCACTTAACAGCAAAGCCCGGATTTGACTTTTCTACGCATGTAATAAATGTTTTAAGATTACGAACGCCATAGTCTACACTCTCATCAATAACCATATAGTTAGTGCCGGCATTCGGATATTTCTTGTCCGGACGAATGTCATTTTCAAACTGCTTCATAAAGTAGCCCGCCTGTTCGTCTCCTTCTGCGAAATCAAACAAGATAACAAGCATATCAAGTCCACCCTGGGATTTTTTCTCTGATACCTGCTTAATAACCATCTTGTGTCCGCCAAGAGCAATCGGTTCAAATTCTCCTGCTGCCTGTGTTGTGTCATAGCTATTTGGTTTCTGCATTATTGTTTTCTCCTTTTCCTAATTCGTAATAGTCTCTAATGATCTTGTCTACTTCTGCGAGATCATTATCAATAGTTAAACTGTCAAACATTCCGATCGGAGACTTACTTACTGCTCCCTGGCTGGACTGAGTGACAAATAAGTGTTTTCCGCTTTCTTTAATACAGCGAAGAACGATGGTAAAAAGACCTTCCAAACAAATTTTTTCATCAAGTAGCTTTCCTATGGTCTTTGGTTTCACATCTCCAGAATCATCCTTTTCTTCGTGCATCATCATATATACAATTTTGTCCTGCGGTACTTTCGTAACTATAAACTGGATAAGATTCCAGAAATAATCACCAATGTTATTGTAAAGTGAAAATACTGCATTGCCTTTTCCGGCAGAAGCGTGTCCTCTCATAAAGTGGTTGGTGATAAGATATCCAGCATCATCAATCACAATAGAATCCGCTTTTGATGCAATCAGGCATTTCATTACCTGCTGGTAATCATCTGTAAACCATCCGTCAATCTTTCCTTTGAACGGAAGCGGCTTATTTAATACTCTGATAAGGTTCCAATCGGAATTCTGACAGTTTCTAAGACTAGTACTTTTGCCGGATCCAGATTTTCCAATAATCAATACTGGTGTTGCCATTGTTATTCCTCCTTGTCATACACTACATACTTGCTGCCCTCAACGATCAGCAAACTTGCGATATCTTTCATAGATAAAGTTGATTCGTTATAAATCTCAACCAGTGCGTTGTATGCGTCTGTTGATACTTTCACGACCGGATTATCCTTATCAGTTGCAGGCTGTTTCTTTCTCGCCGGAATACGGATTTCAAAATCACTCATTGATACTTTCCTCCTTATATGATTTTTGAGCCGTTAAAAGCCCATTTAAGGCTTGTACGTAGCTTGCCAATGTCCTTGCCTTGTATGATTCCTCTATCGGATTATCTGGCACAATAGCAAGCTGAGTGTCAATCAATCTAACAATCTCATTAATGCGCTCTTCCATGTTTACACCGCCTTAAAAAAGCAATACACATTGTCAGAACCATCCCCTCTCACCGGATTTTTTTTGCCATTCGAAAATACTCCGCCGGCACAGTGATACTCGAGGTGATTCAGATACATGTCCGGATTTTCCCAATCAAGAATGTACTCTTTCCGTCTGTTCAGCTCCGTCAGAAGCTCGTTCGCCGTTGTTATCAGTTCCATTGTCGGCAGGAGCTTCAACTCCATCTGATTCAACATTTAGCGGACACCTCCCATCTATTAAGAGTCTAAGAAGATGTGCTTTTGCAAGTTTGCACTGCTCAGCTGATTCCTTCTTAAGCAGTTTACTATCAAAGTAGATTGTGTAATTTCCATCCTTTTTCCTGTTCGGATCCCACTTTGAATTCATAATGTCGATATCGCAAAGATGCACGTGCGAAGTGATGTAAAACGAAACAAAATAATCTGTTTCGTTTGAAACTCTCCATGCTAATTCAAAAAGCTCTTTGATTTCTTTTTCAAACATTTTCGTTCTCCTTTCTTAAAGCAGTGCTAAATACGTAAACAGTGCAAATACAATACCTGCCAGAACTTGCTGCAAGTTCTTCTCCCACATCCACACCGGAAGAAAAGTAAGCAGAATCCCAATAATCGCACTGACTACGATATCCTTTCTATTTTGTCTAGGTGATTTCATTCTTTTCCCTCCAAAAGGAAAAAAGATTACAGACTGTAAGCAATATACCAGAAGATATTAGTAATGATTAACAGCGCGGCAGTCAAAAGCCATGCACTGAACCACTTCTTAGTCTCTCTTTTTGCTTTTTTCACGATTTCGGTAGCTAGCATTGTTTCCAAATCGTTCCATGTAATCTTTTCATTGTTTGTTTCATTTTTTTTATTTTCCATGTTATTTTCCTCTCGCTTAATATTGACTTTTTAGCGGATAGAGGATTATAATTTACCTGTATCCACTAAGGTTGGTTTAGTGGCTTACTGCTCCGGGGTGGAGGTTGTGACTCCCTCCGGGGCGCTTATGCCAAATTTGCTTCTTTTCTTCTGTAATAGTCCAAGATAATTCTCGAACATTCATCGACAATCCTTTGATTGTCCTCAGCCGTGTTCTCTTTGCAGTAATCATCATGTATTCTGATTATCCCGCCAGATTCATTTTTTATTGTTTTAATTACTGCCATAAGAATCTCTCCTTTCTACGATAGATTATGATGCTTCTTCTATTTTGCTTCTTCTGCAAAATGTTTCTCCATGAGATCGGCAATCATCAAGTATTCTTCGGCGATTTTGCCTTTTCTGGTATTTTTAACCTGTTCACGGAACTCTGGAATTGTTCCATAGAAGCAGCCGCAAGATACTTTGACTTGTTTGTCTTTGCATCTGAAGAATGTAGTTGTGCGGAATTGAGTACCGAATCCACGAATAGTTGTGTAATCTGCATTGCCGGACACCCATGCATCGCCGGACACCTCTGCATTGCCGGACACCATTGCATTGCCGGACACCCATGCATTGCCGGACACCCATGCATCGCCGGACTGATTTACATTTTCTTCTTTTTCTACCCATCCGCCAGTTTCTCCGGCTTCTACGTTTCCAAACGAAATGAGTGCTTTGATTCGGAAAAGTTTCTTTCCGAAAATGTTAATTTTGGTTTCTGATGTTAATTCAAATTTCTTCATGTTTTCCTCCTTAATTACTGTGAAGTTACAGCTTCTTTCTTATCTGATTCTTGCTCCAGATTATTCTCAGAAAAAACTTTCCGTCTTCTTCTCAAATAATGTCTTGCCATTCAGATTAGCTCGAAGCTCATATTTATGATCTTGATATTGACTCTCTTGAAGAATCTGGGCTAAAATGTCGTTTGGAGTAACCAATTGACATGTAAAAGTAGCTTGCGGACATTGAAGTTGTGACTCAATATCTGATATTCTCTTTTCAAGAGAACGGATCTTTTTCCTGGTTGATTTTTTCACGCCTTTCTCCTTTCTGCTGATAAAATTTCGTGTTATACTCTCCTTTGGAAAGGAGGAATTTGCTATGCCCGATAATTTTGGTTTAAGTTACAGTGAACTTTCAGAAATCCGTACTATCAATCCAGAACTGGCAGCACACAATATTGCTTTAGCTTATATCCAAGCAGCTGCACAAGTTACTAAATTAAACAGCGAAGATGAAGTTGATTCTTCTGATGTACTGTCACTGTCCAACCAGTATGTACAAGCCTATAACTATGCTTATAATTTTGTCGTTCATGAAAACAAGATTATAAACGAGGCTGAATAGTATTTATTAAGGTGTCTTGACTCCGCTTATACATTTCTTCCATAACGGAGTCCAGATGCTTACGGGCAACTTTGCTTTCTGCGATTGTCAATTCTCCCATTGCCATTACGCAATTTTCTACTGCCTTGAGAATCTTTTCTTTATCATATCCAAGCATCTCTAAAGCATAGTCTGTAAGTCCGGCGATTGATTTTCTTTCCATCTTCATACACTCCTTTCTACTTAACTTCTGGCAACCTTGGTTCAAGAAACTTATGAACTTTCTTTCTGCGCCTTGCCGGAATCATCTGGTTTATTCTCGGAAAAACTTTCCGTCTTACCAAGAATGTATCCTTTGTCAAACTCTGACATATTAGGAATCGCATCTTTCAGCTTTTCAATGATTCTTTTTTCTTTTTCTGACATGCGCTCACTCCTTTCTTGTGGTATACTCTCCTGTGAAAGGAGAGATGTTATGGAAATTTCTGGTTCACAAATCAAATTGTTAAAACGTCTTTATAAAGCTGATATACCGTTGTCTGATTTTTCCAATTCGGAAAAAGGAGAAATAGAATATCTTGGGAAACGCGGGTTCATTAAATACAGTAAAGAAGATACCGATTCAAGAATCACACCAACCATTGTCTGCATTCAGTCAGCTGGAAAAGCTTTTTATGATTCTTATGTAAGAGACCGCAGACGGTGGTATATCCCTGTTGCTCTGTCCATTGTTGCCATCGTAATTAGCTTATTTGCGCTGTACAAATCTGGACAGGTAATCAATGTTTACATTGACGAAAACAAAATGAATACGGTCACAGCTGAGAACCCTCCAGCAAATGCAGATAACAAATAAGGGAAATTCGGATATCTGTAAATGATTGGTAATCCGTCACCATACTTGCGCAACGCTCTGTGTGCTTGTCTAGCCATTTTCCCATGTGAATAATGAGGGTCACTGTTTATGGAATCCAGAATTTCCCATTTTGTCATGTTGTCATATTTTGACGGTGTTCTGTGGAACATTTGTTGTCACCTCCTTGCTTTGTGAGTTTATAATATCACGATGTGAGTTATATGTCAACACTAAATATTGACTTTGTGAGTTTTTTATGATATATTATCATTGGAGGTGAGGAAAATTGAAAGACAGAATCAAACAAGTGCGCAAATCCCAGAAGCTCACTCAGACAGCATTTGGAGACATAATTGGAGTAAAGGGAAATACCATTACTAATTATGAAACTGGTTTAAGAAATCCAACAGATGCTGTTATCAAATCTATATGCAGAGAGTTTGGAGTGAGTGAAGAATGGCTCAGAACAGGAAAAGGAAGTATGTTCGTTCCAGAGAACAAAAACGATGAAATTTCTAAGCTGTTTGGAAATGTTCTAAAGTCTAGTGATGATGATTTTAAATACCGTCTCATCAATGCTCTGGCAAAGCTGGATGATTCCGGATGGGATAACTTAGAAAAACTCTTAGACACAATTTACGAAAAGAAATAAGAAAATAGCCAAGGGCAATGCGCAAACCCTTGGCTTTTCTTTTTAACCGATTAATGTTTTTATGAAAATGTATATTGACCTCAGCCAACATCTGTTTTCTATCTTTTGTATCATTTCAATAATTTCTTTCTTGTAATCCATATTATACCTCCTACCGTCCAAAAACATTTGTTCTCTTTTACATTATCTTTGGTACGATAAAACGGCATCGGCAGACAAATCCCTCCTTGCTAACTGCCAGTGATAAACCAGAATGTGCGTAATTGCAAAGAAAATATTCGCACTATCGAATATAAAATGCGTTTTACGTGGAATTATACGGTATAGCAGCACAAAAATAATCTGTATCTGGTTAGGAACGCTCCTTCTGACTGTAGAATGTCTGCTAGATTGCCGGACAAGGCTGACCGTAGAATTTTTACATGAGAGATTGCGTGTCCGACTCGGAACATGAACTATGTAACTGATTATCAATATTATTCCGACAAAAATTATAACTTTTTTGGCTAATTTCAAAATACCGCCTCTTTTTTTAGACAAAAACAACTTTACATGATGTATATAATAGCACATTTTTACACTGTTTTAAATAAATCCGACAAATTTCGAAACAAAAATTTTAACAAAAATATTCTAAAACTTTACAATATGTGCTAGAATCAACTCAAAAGTATAAGGAGGAACTGTAGTATGAGTACAGAGAAAACTAAGAAATGCAAGTATTGCAAAACAGAGATTCCGGCGGACGCTAAAGTATGCCCGCAGTGCCGAAAGAAATTAAAAGGTGGAAAGCTCAAATGGGTTGTGCTGATAATCCTTGTCGGAGCGATCATCGGAGCTGTAGCGGGTGAAAGTGATTCGGAATCAGGTAAAAGTGCAACAACGGCTACTTCTTCAGAAAAGAAAGAAGCTGCACCGATCGAGTATACCACTGTTTCCGTTAATGATATGATGGCAGATCTTGATAACAATGCCATGGGAGCATCTGATAAATACAAAGATAAATATCTTGAGATTACTGGAAAACTTACAAACATTGACGCTTCTGGAAAGTATATTAACTTGATGGCTGATGGAGACTTTGAGATTATCGGAGTTCAATGCTACATAAAAAATGATGAGCAAAAAACAAAAGTAGCTTCCATGACCAAAGGAGAGACAGTTACTTTAAAAGGGAAATGTACAGATGTTGGAGAAGTCTTTGGATATTCTCTTGATATTGATGAAATAGAATAAATAATAAAAAAGCCGGCTCCTGCGACCAACAGGAACCGGTTTAATAAATAAGATAATCTCGGAGAAAATCTTACCTACACTATGATTATATCATCTCCTGGATTATCGCACAAGTTAAAAAAAGGAGAATGATAAAATGAATGAATCAGTATGCATCTATCTAAGGAAATCCAGAGCTGATCGGGAAGCTGAAGCGCATGGAGAGGGTGAAACCCTCGCCAGACATGAACGGATCCTGTTAGATCTCGCAAAGAAAAAAGAGTACATCGTGGGCGCTATTTACCGCGAAGTGGTATCGGGAGAAACTATCGCCGACCGTCCTGTTATGCAGCAGCTTCTCCACGAAGTAGAATCCGGTATGTGGGATGGAGTTCTGGTTGTGGAAGTAGAACGTCTCGCCAGAGGTGATACTATAGACCAAGGCGTTGTGTCCAGGGCTTTCCAATATTCCGATACGAAGATTATTACCCCAACAAAAATATATGACCCAAACAACGAATTTGATGAAGAGTATTTTGAGTTTGGGCTATTCATGAGCCGCCGAGAATACAAAACCATCAAGCGCCGTCTGAATGCCGGAAGGATCTCATCAATAAAAGAAGGGAAATACTGTGGTAACAAACCACCTTACGGATACGAAAGAGTTAAGCTCGAAAAAGAAAAAGGCTATACTCTCCGACCTGTTCCGGCTCAGGCTGAGATTGTAAAAATGATCTACACCTGGTATGCCGGTGATGGCTGCGAACAAATTGGAGTCGCGAAGATTGCACGGAAATTAAATGAAATGGGAATAGAATCTGCACTGGGCGGCGACTGGACTCCTGCCAGTATACAGGGAATTCTGACAAATCCGGTATACATCGGGAAAATCCGATGGAATGGGAGAAAAACAGTGAAGACTATACAGAATGGTCAAGTAATTAAGACACGCCCACGATCAAAAGATACTCTTATTTGTGATGGATTGCATCCGGCTATTATATCGGAGGACCTGTTTAACTCCGTACAGGAAATACGAAAAAAGAACCCACCTCGACCAGTTAGTATAGCAAACTCGATTCGTAATCCACTTGCCGGAATTGTCTATTGCAGCAAATGCGGTCGCGCCATGGTTCGCCGTCCTTATCAAAAGCGCGGACAGGAAGATACCCTCATGTGTCCATATACGTCTTGCCCCACAGTAAGTAGCAAGTTGCCTCTGGTTGAAAAAGCTGTGATTGATGGAATTAGGGAGATTGTGGAGGAATATAAGTTAAACAATGATATTAATATATCTTCAAAGGATATTGATTGCGGAATAACTTCTAAGCAGAATCTCATACACGAAAAAGAAAACGAGCTGAAAAACTTAAACTCTCAGAAGGCGAAACAATATGATCTGCTTGAACAGGGTATCTACACCACAGAGGTTTTTCTTGAACGTGCTAAAACAATATCCGCATCTATCCAGTCATGCTCCGATACTATAGAAAAATTAAAAGAAGAAATCAAACATGGCGAGAACATTATAAAACAACGGTCGGATTTTATCCCGCGTTGCGAAGAGTTGCTTGATAATTATTGGAGCCTTGACACGGAATCGAAGAATAAAATGCTTAAGAGTTTGATTGAAAAGGTTGTCTACTCAAAAGATACAAAAAACGCTTATGGGAAAGGCAACGAGATTGGTTTTCAGCTAGACATTTTCCCAAAAATTCAAAAGAATAATTAATGATATCTTCTATGTGCCAACGAACTGGCTCATTGATGTTGTCGGTAATTAAAAAAAAGAAAGTCCCGGGGAATTAACCCCGGGATATTTTTTACTGTTTCTTAATATATTTTGCAGATACAAAGCCATAATACTTTCCTGCAATACGAATATAATACCATTTGCTGCCGTTTTTATCTTTCTGTGTATAATTCATAACTTCTACTTCGTTGCCCTGGTTAAGAGTTGGGTATTTTTTGATGTTCGGGTACTCAGTTCCAGCCCAAGTACGCACATTAAGCACAGTGGCAGTTACATTTCCCTTGAAAAGCACCTGTGTCTTATCCTGTTTGCTTGAAATTACAACTGGCTTATTAACCGATTCTTTTGCAAGATATCCAGTCCAAATCCAACCAATGCCAATTCCGGAAACTTTAACATGCGTCCATTTTCCACTTGTTTTTCCATCAATTTTAACAACGGTTCCTTTATTGATTGAACCCATAATGTAGCCATTCGGTGTCTCGCGGACATACAAGTCATTCACGGTTGCAGTTCTGATTCCAGTCTTTTTCCATGTGGCTGTATCTTCGTAGGATTCCCAATCAATCCAAACATATCCATCAATGGAAGAATCATCAATAGCGTAGGATTTATTTCGTACCGCTCCGCCATTTGCTACTACTCCAGCTGCACTAGAAGTATTTCCTTCATTTGTATAGATTCTCGAGCTATCAAAACTCTGCACACTTCCAACATGGGAGCCATTGCGGAAGATTACAAGCGCACCTACCTTTTGAGTGTTGCGCCAAGTACCTTTTTTCTTAGCCCAATTAGTGATTGATACACAATTGTAAAAACCACCACCCATGATTTTGAGGGCATTTGTGATTCCAATTACTTTCACCAGCTTCCAGAACTGATACTCTGCACACCATGGCTGTCCCTGGCATCCTGGCTGTCCCCAACTATTTACATCTCTTGCAAATTTTGTGTAATTGTTGTATCCTGCATTCTTTTTAAAATCATCCAGATAGGCATTACTTTTCTTTTCAAGGTACCCGCCGTTGGATGCGTAATAATCACCAAGGTTTAAAAATTCCTGTAATTTGCTCATTATATCATTCCTTTCATATTGATAAGTACATGATACAGCGAGTAATTGTGAATTTCAGCCCCACATTTTTATACAATATACCTACCATGATTAAACTTCACGGAATCATGGCTGTTGTTGCCACAAAGGGAAGGTACTATGCTATAATATAGTCGTGCCCTTTGTGGTGCTTGGTGCTGAGTTTTTTGATTGGTAGTCGGGAACTCAGCTCCCTTTTTGTTGTTCCGATTTTGATATGCTGATTATAGCATATTCATTTTATGTTTGGTAGTGTTTTGTTATTTTTTTCTTATCTCTCCAATAAACTCTATAGTGATAATGGAAAATTATTATGTGTTAAAAAGTCAACAAACGAAAGCAAAGGTACATTAAAGTTCACTTACAACGGAAGATTGGCAGCAATTGCTCTCGTTACGAGAAATGGAGCCAGCTCTTTAGCATACTATATTGGAATCAATTCCGGTAATACTTTTTCTATCAATAAACTTGGCGGCGGAGATATTGATATTACTGTTGATCTATCCGAAAAAACAATAAGTTTTCCAGTTCCTGATTGGTCAACTGTACTTATGATTAGTATTGGTGGTGCTGATTTGAAATAATTATTTCATCATGGTTCCCCATATGCCGATTTTGTTTTTTCCAACAAATTTATATTTTGCCCAGATATAATGAGTAACCTCCCCTGCTGCTCTGTCGCATATGCTTGTAAGTGTTGTTGGATATTTCTCATTGTTTTCAATAACTGTATTTTTGGAATAACTGGAATCTGAATTTGCAGTTGAGATCCCCAATGGCTCTGAATTTTCATGAAACGCTTTTGCGGTGAAAATAAACAAAGTGTTTTTCGGAACTGTAAACGATAATCCTGTGTATACATATTCATTAACAACTTGAATATCCACATATTTTACTTTCGATATAAAAGATAACTCACTATTTAGTGCATTTATTGCCCCAATGATTGTTTTGTTATTGGTTTCCAATTTCGAGATCACAGCCGTTGCCATTTTATCAACGACATAATCCCAAAACTTGCTCATTAGTCCACGTTTATTCTTTTCGTCAGTGGAATCCAACAGCATAACTTCATCATTATCTGATAAAGCTGTATCTTTTTGTGTGTAATTTTTCCAAGTATTATTAGCCATAATTTATACCTCCATTGAAATATGTTGTTTGATAAGTTGCTTTAATTCATTCAATTCCGTTCTCACGGAATCAAGCTCGGATTGTAGATTTTTAACTTTTTCATGCTCATTTTTCAGCATTGCGAACATACAGGGAATCATAATACGATAGTTCCAGTTCTCAGCCTTGCCTTTTTCATTATGATCAACAGCTAATGGAAATCTTCGGTCAATGTCCTCGGCTATAAACATCGGCATTTCTTTACCGTATCGCTCATCTTGCTCGGATAAATATCCGTCTTTGTATTTCGCCCAGATTACTTTGATTCTGTATAGGTCTTCCAGTTCGTCTTCTTTGATGGATTTCCCAAGCACTTTGTAGCGAATGGAGGATGATGAGGAATATCCAACATACAAATATGATGGGTTAAACATCATTGGATTACCACCTGTTAGTGATTTCATCCCTTCTATCATAAAATTTTGCGCTACTTTAAGAATCAAATCACCGGTTATTGATTGCAAAACAACATTTCTCTTATTTTCATATTGTGCTGATAAATCAAGGAGTCCATCAGTTATATTTCCAAATCCTGCGCTAAATATAGATTCTTTTATCTGCGCCCATTCGTTTCCTTTTATGTTTTTAAATCCATCTGTATTATTTATTTTGCAAATAACATTTTCACTAGCGTCATACACCTCAAAAGTGCCATATCCATTATTTGGACCGCCGAGCTTTAATGTACCACCCTTGGCGTAAGTGAACGAAATATATAGTTGATTGCCTTCTTTGTAGATTCCTTTGATTGAGCCATTATTAGTAAGAAGATCAAATATCTCTTCGTGGGTAAGTGCGTCCACATCTATCACTACAGGGACAGATTGCATATCCAGCTGATTTGTAGTTCCATCTGCTGCATACAAGATAAATCTAACAGACACAATGCTTCTATCCAGTGAGCTAACAGTATAGCTTTTACTCGGCTCATTCACAGTTGAAACCAATGCGTTTGTAAATGTAGAGCCATCCGTGGAAGTTTGCACATACCATCTACCGGAATATGCTGTTCTTGTAGCACTGTCACCATCTCGATAATAAGCTTTTGCCGTAATTGTACTTGGTACAATCTTATCATCCTGTCCTCGCTTTAGGATATTGGATGAAAGCTCGATAAAATATGTCCTGCCAGGTACACCCTGTTCTCCTTTTTCGCCCTGTTCACCCTTTATCTTTGTCCATCTATATTTTGTCGGGTCGATGGAATCATCCGGCGTGTCGTAATCAGTATATTGGCCAATATACTGCTTTCCGGCACTGACAACTACATCAAAGCCAGTTTTTCCGTCAGCACTGTTCGCATAAGCTATGTGGAAATATGGCGTCTTTCCGTCCGCACCTGCTTTTCCAGGGATACCTTGTGCGCCATTCGCGCCTTTTACAAGTGTCCACGCGTAATCATCTGGATTAGTACTATCTTGCTCGGTAAAATCCGCATACATACCGATATACTCACGATTACTGTCCGACACAGAGAAATCTGTTTTTCCATCCGCAGAATTCGCATAGGCAATGTGTGTATAACTTGTTTTTCCATCTTTTCCGTCTGCTCCATCCTTGCCATCAGAACCGTTTTCCCCATCAGCACCTTTGTATCGGGTCCATGTATAATCAGCCGGATCATCACTTTCCGTTGGCGTTTCCTTATTATTTGCAATTCCGATATACGCAACATATTCTGGCTCCAGATAGATTGGATTTCCTACAGTATCACATATTGTATTCCCATCTGTATCAATCCATGGAACAGTATCTGGGTTATCTGACATATCTTCGCCGTTTGGCATAGAAGCGTATTTAATCCAGGTATATCCATTCTTTCCGGGCCGTCCATCATCCCCGCGAAATTTCGCCCAGGTATAGGCAGCTGGATCCGTGCTGTTATCCTGTAAATAATCTGTGTAAGTACCAATATAAATATCTGGTGTCTCTGTCATCTGTTCAGATGTTGGATTTTCTACCGGAGCATATTTAATATGCAAATACGGCGTTTTACCATCCGCCCCGGGAGTTCCAGGAATTCCTTGTTCTCCTCTCGGTCCTTGTGGGCCTTGAATACCTTGTTCACCTTGTGGTCCCGGTATGCCTTGGTCTCCTTTTGGCCCCTGGAGACCGTCAACACCATTTGTACCATTTTTCCCAGCATAAATTTTAGCCAGCGAAAATCTCTTAACTACTGATAGAACACTGATATATGTTGCTTTAATATCTACCCATCCGTCATCAGCGGATAATGCTGTTACCGTGTATGCCTTGGTCGCATTATTCCAGGATCCTGTTACGCTATCCGATTTAATAATTGTAAATTTACAATCAGATGTAATATCCTGTGTTCCGTACATCACGACTGCCTGTGTACTCACGTTGCTCGGAAACGTTCCGTAATTTCCATCAGAATCAACAGAAATACCTTGGTATTCGTTACTCAACTGCAAGGTCATGTTCTTGGCAAGGGCCGCCGCTTCCTGCGCCTGTTTAGCCGCTGTCAATGCATCTTCAGAATCCTGTAATGCTTTTGTTACGTCCGTATCTTTTAATCTTTCCCAGTAATACCCTTTTCCATCATTGCGGAATCTGTAAGCATGGCTGTCTCCATCATAATACAGATCACCTACATGCTTACTCATTTCTGTATCAGTTAGCCACTCGTTTGCCGGGTAATTGCTAAGTGTAGGTGCAGGAGTCCCGGTCCAGGTATTGATATTTCCGTCAATCTGACCTTGCATACTGTTTAACAGTCCGTCCAAAGGTGATGCACCGATTCGCACGGATGCGCCGTCAATTACAATCTGGTTATTATCAATATCGGCTGAAAAGATAATTTTTCCGTTTGTGTCACGCACGATCAGCGCGCCGGCATTGATGTAGCTTGCATTGATTCCCTCGGCGTATAGCAGTCTTGTAATCATTTCTCCTGTAACAGTAAATCCATAAGGATAGGTTTTTCCACCATCTGTAGAAATTCCAATGGCTTCCGCCGTGAGTTTCCATACAATATCTGATTCTTCCAGAGTCGGCTTATTGTGCATATAATAGATTACACTACCGTCGTCCTGTGGATCTTCTGTCATATAAAGCCCGCCAGACTCCTTAAGCGTATTTGCTAGCCTTTCAACGGCTTTTTCGCGCTCTGTGCGTTCATCCTTAACAAGTTGTCTAGCTTCTACCAGTGCTTTTGTAGCTTCCGACATATATGTGCTGCTATTTCGGATGGGATCATCTGCCTGCGTTTTTACAGTGGTAATGCCATTTAACGGAGATGATACATCAGTAATCGGTGTAAGATATTTATTTCCGTTCCGATCAAAGCTATATGCCATGTCTCCAAACTCTAACAGAGGATTATAAATCAGATCTCCTTGCAGATTTCGGAATTTAGCCCCGACCAGATCGCCACCGATCCATGCCGCTACAGTTCCGAGGTCACTGTCAGACAGAAGATTATTTTCCAACTCCAGAACATATCCAGCAGTTCCAAACAGGGATTCCGATTCTTTGTTTTTTACTCTGATACCAGTAATTACAATATCATCACTGGAAAGTGTAGGACTACTCACGTAATCCTCTAATTTAAACGGAACTAAGGAGCCGTTTTCGACAGCTCCAAAATTCCATTTTATAAACTGCAAATAACCTCTGTTGTCAATTCTGGCGTTTGCTGTCTCTAGCATTGCCGCCCATCCGATCAATTGACGGAATGTCATATTATCTGGGAGCGCTGTGACAATTACATTTCCATGCGCCATAGAGGAAAATCCAATAGGGATATTCAAACTCTCACAAGCGTCTCTTACCAGCGCTATAACTGTCTGTGGAAGTGTCAGAGCACTATAATATTTAGCATTGGTTTTATACATGCCATCCAGCGCCGTAAAGCTCAATATTTCGCCGTATTGCTCTGGCGTGGTAATTGTATAGATACCCTTGTCAATCGTCTCGTATCGGTCTTCCGAGGCGGCTCTGGAAAGGACTATGCTGTTTCCATCAGTGTCTAAAATCGGTTCATAAAAAACATCCATCCAAATTGATTCACTGGCTGGTTCTGCAACGGAAGTCTGGAGTTTCAAATAGGCATGAACCTTTGCCTGGTAGAAATTATAATCTTTCCACTGATCCTCTGTATTATCCAATTCAAGCTTCATCGTTTTGCATACTGTAGCGCCGACCGGGAAGCTGCCACTCTCCGCACAATCGGAAAAGTCATTGTTGCCGATCATAATCTCGTTTTCAAGTGTCTTTGTTGTTCCGTCAGCAAAGGTGATCTCCACGATTTCAATTACTTGCTCACCATCCTGCAACTTTTCTTTAAAAGTATTTGATACATTAATCAAGTGGATTCACCCCCTGCATATTAAACGATATCTCAGAGTAATACTCTCCAACATGCCTTATATTGTAGTGCATTTTTCCAACATAAAATTTTTCTGATCGCCATTCGTTTTTATGCGCCAGCCAATGATATAAAATAAATGGTTTTCCTTTTATGATTGCATTTACCAGATTAGTTGATTTCTCATCAACCGGCACATTGGTGGCTTTATAGCTATATTGCATAACTGTAAAAAGCGGAGTTATTAGCGCAACTCCTTTTTGAGTTCGATTACTTCCCTCCGAATAGGTGGTCTCAAAGTTACACTGCATATCCTCATCTGGTTGAGGGATGAGAAGCCCATTTATTTTATATCTATCAGTTATTGATTTACTTATTGAAAATGCCACATTCTCACCCCCTATGCCAATTCAAACGGATTTGTACCGCTTGCATCACGTCTTAACTTTGCTTCATCAATCATCTCATCAAATATGGTTCGTCTGTTGAGCTGTGCGGTAAATCTATAGCTTCCGCCAGACTGCTGTCCTCCAGTTTCTTCCCTTACAATCTGCCTTAACAATTCTTCTGGTGCTTCCAGGTTGCGACCATTCTTCTGATCTCCAAGCACTGCAAGGAACTCTGATCTTGGCGGGATAACGGCACCTTTTGCAAGATATGGAATTGTAGGAACTCTTGGGAAATTAGCTGTAAATCCAATTGTCCTTGAGCCAAACGGAGTTGGAACCTTCCACGGTCCAAATGTAAATGCTGATTCAATGCCGCCGATTGCACTGTTTACAGTTCCAATAGCGCTGTTTGCAATTCCGATCACTTTGTTTAATATATCTTTGATAGTATCGCGTATACCTTCAAAAACTCTTACAACTGTATCTCTGGCACTTGTAAATTTATCAACGATTGCATCATGAATAGCATTTACTTTTCTGTCAACAAATGTTGTTATACTTTCCCATATAGATGACGTTTTTTCTGATACAGAATCCCAAATTCTTGTAATTTTAGACTTTATTCCATCAAATACTGTCGAGACTGTAGTTTTTATTGCTTCCCACGTATTAGACAGCCATGTTTTTATAGCATTCCATATTGTAACAGTAACTGTTTTTATTGCGTTCCAAGAAAGAGAAATGATACTTTTTATTATTGTTAATGCGGTTTCCACTATTCCATTAATAGCTTCCCAGGCTCCAGATATAATATCTTTTATAAGGTTCCATGTACCTCTTGCAGTTTCTTTGATTCCGTTCCATGCTAGTTCCCAATCGCCTGTAAAAACTCCTTTCAGAAAATCAATAACTCCGCTCAGGACATCTAATACATCTCCAATAATTTTAATAACGGATTTTATTGCCTCTATAACAGTGTCGCCAATTACATTTGCAACGTCTGCTATTACTGGAATTGCATTTGATACAATCCAGCTAATTATTGGAACTAAAATATTTTCCCAAAGTTCTTTTAAGATATCTATTAATTTGCCAAGAAACGTTTGGACCTTTACAAACATTTCTCCCAATTCCCCATCCATAAGCTCTTTTATTTTAGAAGCCAAACCTTGCAGAACCGGTAGAATATATGTGTTATATCCATCTATTAAAGTTCCAAAAATGGTTGAAAGTCCATTAGCTATTGAATCGAAAAAAGGTTTTAAATGCTCATCGTATAATGCGGTCACTAAATCGGAAAGATTTTGAATAACTGTCGATAATCCATCGGTTATTGTTTCGATAACCCCAAGTGTTCCTTCGACTGCGCTTTTTAATATATCCTTATTATCAATGAACGGCTGTGCGATCATATTCAGCATATCTCTTCCAAGTCTTGCACATAATCCCATAGCAGTCATTGAGATATTTGAGAATATCCCTATGATATTGGCTGTTATCTGCTGCGCAATTTCTCCACCAAATGCAGAAAATACCTCTGCTAGAGCGGATGAAAAATTTCCTTCAATTTGAGCAACCTCAGATCCAATATCAAACATATCAATTAAATATGTTTTTATTCTACTGGTGTTTTGCTTTAGAAATTTTTCTATTCCTCCAATAAGATTTTGAGCAATTGTTATTCCAATCCTCGAAAAAGATCCAGATACTCTTCCAATGGAATAGGCAAATGTATCTAAAAAATCACTTGCCGCTCCAATTACTTCTGGATCAGTAAATATATTCTGCAAGGATTTCCCGATAGAGTTAATATTTTCCTTAATATCATCAAAAATCGGTTTGTAATCGCCTAGTCCATCCCAGAATCCTTTTGATAGCAATTTGGCTAATTTTTTAAACTTCTTTATTATGGAATCAAGCGGCTTGGACATTTTTTTAATAGTCGTTTCGCCTTCTGCAAGTTTTCCGTAATCCACATTGCTTACTGCACCAGATAATCCTCCAGACGCTCCACCACTCCCGCCAAATGAAGATGGTATGGAAGAGCTACTATCTGTAGAGGTAGCTTTGTGTATTTCGTCCAATGAAGAAAGATAATTTTTTGTTTCTTTATTTGCCTTTTTCGTTGCCTTAGCATTATCGTTTGTGGCATCTGCCAGTTTCTCTGCATTATCGGCTGCCTGTCCATACTGATCTGCCGTATCTGCAACTGTATCTGTTCCGGCAAGCCCTGCGCCGCTTCTACCTGTCTGACCTGATGATTTCTTGCCAGTAATAAGCTCCGTGAATGACTTAAATGCGTTTGCCAGAGTCGCCAGTTTGCCGAGAAGAATATTGATTACTTTCAGAACAGGTGTAAAAATATTAATCAGCCCTTGTCCGACTGTTGCCTTGAGGGACTGCAACTGCAACTGCATCACTCGCACCTGGTTCGCCCAGCTGTCAGAAGTACGAATGAAGTCTCCAGATGCGGCTGATAACTGTTTCTGCACAAAAGCCAATCGGAGAGCAACTTTCTCCTGTTCGGTCATGGCAGATGTGGTTTTGCCATAGCCGTTTGCAAGTGCGTATTGGTCAAGTGCCGACTGGGTCATTACCACGCCGAGGTCCTTGAGCGTTTCTGTTTCGCCCGTAAACACTGATTTTAGCTTGATATAAGCCAAGTCTTGACTGATATTGTAAAATGATGCTACGTCACCAGTAAGCTGTGTCAGAGCCGTTGACATATCATAAGCCTGTGCCTCTGAGAATCCGAATGACTTAGACATTGCTCCGAACGTACCAACATACCTTTTTGCCATTGTCTCTGACAGTCCGGCTGAGACCATTGAATTCTTTGCAAATTCATTGACCTTATCCGACATGGTGGTAAATGTAACATCGACCACATTCTGAACTTCTGCGAGGTCGGAACCAAGGGCAACGCACTCTTTTCCAAACTGTACTAACTTACCAACTGCAAAAGCCCCACCAATCAGTAGACCGATTTTTTTTACAGCACTACCAAGGCTGTTAAATGACTGTTTAATCCTTGATACTCCATTATCAATTCCAGATGTATCAAACTTGGTATCAATAATAATTGAGCCATCAGCAGCCATGTGTCCACCTCCTAACTATTTGAGGTTCAACATCTCATTCAGCTTATCTTTATAAGCTTGCTCCTCATCGCTGAGACGTGTTTTTATATCAATAATGTTCTTGTTCTCTTGATAGAATTTCTTTTCCCATTTATCGAGCTTTTCGCCCTTCGCCTTTTTAGAACGGATCCCAACCACTGTATTAAAAAGGCATTCACCGGATTCCATAAAGTATCCAAAGAACGTCCACCAGTGCATGTATGGAACGGCTCTGATTTCTTTACCAGCAACCTTGTTTACAGCCGGAACGATCATATCTCCGTCTTGTTTCCAGTCCATCAAGCGAGGTTTGGGTTTATTCGGACTATCGTCAACTTGACCACAGTCAATAAACTCGCAAGCTTTCCGACAAGCTTCTACAAGATGTTCTGAGGGTATGCTTTGCCAATCCTCGAACAGAATCTGCAACATAACAACTGCTTTTGCCTGTTCGTCTAACTCTGGATCATTCTGCGCAATGAGAATATCAATGATTGCTCGAAAATCCGTTCTGATAGAAAAATCCACCCCACTTATGTTCAGTGAGGTGGGAAGCTCATAGGCGGTCATTTTTCATATTTCTCCGTATACTTGTTAACTGCTGCCTGCATTTTCTTTTTTCTCTTTTCAATTTCCGGTGCGATTGCTTCTGCGATCTTGTCCAGAACGATATAAGCAAATACCTGGCCATTACCGAATACAGTTGTTGCGGTAATTGGTTCTTTAAACAGGTCTTTTGATGCTTCGTAGCCAAGCAGATAGTTGATCTTATCTTCGAGCTGTTTATTTAACTCTGCCATTTCTTTTCCGGAAGTAACTTTCTGAATAGAATCTTTGAATTGTTCAAAATATTCTGTCAGCTCCTCTGCACGTGCTGCTACATTGATATCGGTCGGATTCAGTTTGAAAGAAGAAAAAACTTCGTCTTTGTTATTTGTGAATGTAAAAATGAGAATTCCATCATCAATTTTGGTGTTAATTATTTTTGCCATTTAGCATGTCCTCCTTGTATATGTGTTTATTCACTGTCGGCTGTGAATGTACCGGAACTGATATCAAATTTTCCTTTTACACGCTCACCAACGTAGTTCACAGTAAACGGAATCTGATAGCCGGATGTATCGCCGCCATAGGAAGTCGGTACAACGTAGCAGTCCTGCTGGTATGCTTCATACTTGCCTGCCGTGGCTTCTGTCCAGAGATGAACTTCAACTGCTTTTGTTTTGAGGTTGTCGTCTTTGAGACGTCCATCTACAATCTTCTGCAATGCTGTAAACAGATCAGAAGTAGTGTCTGCATAGAACGGATCAGCGTCAGAAGAAACTTCATAGCCGTTGTGTTTAAATGTGGATTCTCCAAGAATGTTTTTAGATGTTTCAGTATCTGGATTGAGTTCTACGTTATACTCTTCCAGGTCCTTTCCAAGACGCTCATATTTCGGCGTCAGTCCTCCACAGAGGGAACCTGCGTCAATATAATGAGCCATGTATTTACGGTCAATTTTGCCTGTAACTGCCATAGAAATGTCCTTTCTGCCTATAACTCTTAAAGGCTGTGTAGGTTAGCGACTATCTCCAATTGATAGCCGGTTAGTTGTTATATTTAAGTGGTGTAATCACCATTTTTCCCAGTCATATTCGTATTTTACTGTGATTGGAAGCAACCAGTCCTGTACGCCGTTCTCCTGCGGTTCTAAACCATAGGAGTTGTCACGTGTGATACGTTTTATCACTCGCCCCTGTGAAAGCTCTGGAAAAGCATTTAAGCGCGTCTCAGAGCCGTTTATGATAACTGGTTCCCGGCATATCCATTTACCGAGATTGTCCAGGAACTTCTGAACAGATAACTTCTGCCGTTCTTTGTCTGATGCCGTGCGGTAAACCACATAAAATGGGTACTGGCATACCTGATGCATCACTCCGCATACATCTTCCTTTTCTGAATAGATTAAAGCTCCGTTGTCTGCCGAGAAAGCGATTCCGGAATCTTTGCCGAGTTCTTCAAATTTGATTGTTTCATTTTCGTATAGCCCTGGATACTGATTCAGAAGTGCTTTCATGGCATCTGTCAAAATCTCATATCCGGTTGCATCTTTTCCGATAGGTTTATCCGCCATGTCTGCCACCTCCTGCCTGTGCTTTTACCTTGCGAAGCCATGTGTCACCGTATTGTCGCTTAGCAGCATCGAACCACTTTGCCTGTGCTCGTGGATGAGCCTGTTTGGTGTATTCAAGATTTTCCTTTGCGGCTGTCTGACCAGAAAACTGACTAACAAGAACTTTCTTTGCTCCACGTCTTGCGTAGGGACTTCCAGTTGCTTCATCAACCATTCCTTTCCCCTCGTACAGAAAACGCCCATAAGGAGCCGCCGCCGCGCATACTTTCCCAGTTCCTTGCAAAGATGTACTCTCAACTCTTGTCCGATTGATAAAATTTCCGGTAATCATTGGCATAAATGGAACCATGCTGTCCATAACCATTCCGTCAAGGAGATACTGGGCTTCTTGATACTGTCTGGAAAACCTGTCCATATTCAGCTTGATTTTCATATCTCCATCGACTATGGAGAATCCTTTGAAATGATGAATCTTACTCATATTACTTACCCAGAATCTCAAAATGTGGAATCAGCGTATACGGACCGCCTACACTGGTAATCTTAAACACGTTGTCCTTGTTCTCATTCATGTACTGGTAGAATCCATTCCGATAATCACCATCAGATACCGTTCCACCAGTCCACTCACCCTCCCAGAAGAATGATTCATCTGAGAATGTAATAGTGTCTTCCAGAGCGTTGTTAATCTGCCTTTTCCACTCTTTAACTGGCACCCATGGGAGAACCTTACCATTCTTGTCAGTAATGGTTATATCGCCATTCTGAACAGTATAACGAATGTGTAACTGTGCGTTGTCAGTTGCGTCTGGTCCGTACTTTTTAAGAATTGCCCCCTTGTCCGTAATGAGGTCAACACCGGATAAAACATGAGGATACCAGTATGCATCTCCTGTCGTGGCTGATTCATAATAATCAAAAATCGTCACAGTTTTGCTATACATGATACCCTCTCCTTAATTATTCTTTCTGCACTGTCTGCTTAATAACCTGATTCACACCAGTAGCCGACAATCCGTTAAACATACCGACTGCAACCGCCGTGATATAGTCCGATGCCGGGAAATCCGGGATAACTCCCATTCCGACAGCTCCGAGAATTCCGCCAATAACCGCCATGATTACTGGAATCCATTCATCAGAGATTCTTTTTGATGCTTTACAGCCCATTCCTACGATGTAGCAAATCATAACGATTGCGATACATGAGCCTAATGTTGAAATGTCCATTATTCAGATACCTCCTTAAATTCTTCTTCAAACTCATCCTTTGTCATTGTATCGAAATATCCTTCTTCATCACACAAGACGTAATCCCCAGGCTCTACGAGTACCGAATCAGCCATTTCGCCATCTCTAAATGGAGCAGGATATGCGGAAATCTCAATGTTAGGTGGGTTAAATTTGTTATTAATTTTTACCGAATTGCCAACAAATTTTTCAATTTGAGCTATACCTTTAGGAGTGGCAAAACACTGAATAGCTTCAATTATAGTCGGTTTTATTCGTACATATTTCATACTCGCACTCCCGCATACAATATCGGTATGCCATCATCCGTCCTTACTCCCATCAGAAGCGGCAAAGCCGTCTTTAAGAGTAAGTCGTTCGTTTTCTGCGCATCTCCGGCGGCGGCATATACCGCGCTCCATTCTTTTGCACTCGCCCCAATCTGTTGAGGTGTTGCGTAAGAGATGGATTCACTGCCAGAAGATACAGATGTTACAATGCCTGTCGAGATGTTCCCGACATTTATGTCGGTTACATTTGCCGATGCCTGATTAATTGCATTCTTTTCGGCAAGCTCAATCTGATACATTAATTCAGCCAATGAACAGACTGCCTTTTTGATACGCTTCTGTGAGCGTTCGTTTGTTGGTAGTCCGTCCACCAACCTGTCGGATGTCATTAAATCCACAAAATCACTGGCTTTTTCTGCCAGTCGGGGAAAGTCGGCTTCTGGCACGACTGAGCCGAAGTATGAAGTTGTGTAAAATTCATAATCTGCATAAGCCATGCCAGTTACCTCCCACGATCATCATTTTGCTGTTACAGTCGCATGTCCGGCGCTCAGTGCTTTATAGGTACTGTCGCACTCAACCACTGTGATTACCTGTCCTGTTGTTGCTGTAATGTCGGATTCTCCATCCCATGCGCTCCAGTTCTTCACGTTCTGTCCATAGTCTACGGTAGTCTCAGAAGATGCGACTTTGTACTTGTACACATTTCCTGCGCTTGCTTTTGTCGGAGTGACAGTCACTTTTGTATCTCCGCTTTTACTTCCTGCTGCGGAGTTTACAGTGAGAGTTCCAAGTGTCTGAGTTGTGTTGATAGTTCCGACAGCAACAGCGTCAATATATTCTGCAAAGAGGGTAAGTCCCATGATCGCGAATGATTCAGACACTGCTGTGTGGTAGTTGCCCTGTGTATGGAATCCGATCAGATTTGTTTCACCGGATACAGTATATACAAGACCCGCTCTTGCAAAATCAGATTCGTTCGGGTCAACATAGTACAGAACGATATTTTCAACAGGTGTAGCGATTACTGTTCCTCGCGGAATTTCACTGTCAGACAGTAAGAAAATCGTATTGAATCCCAGGAAGTCTTTCACATACTGGAAGCCGAACTGGTTCTGAATAGAAATCTCAGCTGCTCCGATATACTCGTACACGTCCAGAATATTTACAAACCCAACAACGCCAGTTACATTTCTGTGCATTTGTTTGAATTTGTTTTCTACACGACCTTTAGCCATTGCCAGAGCCATCTGGAAAGTGGTTTCCGTGAATGAGAGAGTACCTGTTTTCAGATAGTTGTAAAATCTTTCAGTAACATTGGTCTGAAGTTGAAAGAGGAATTCATCATCGGTCATCTGAACAGCGTTCTCGTAACCGTGATCCTTGATTGCTTCGATAGATACAGCCTTTGCGTATTTCTCAATAGTCATTTCTGCATAAGGCTTTTCTTTTACAGTGAATTTGCTGTAAGGGATTTCTTCACCCTCTTTAACATTTCCATCCTGCAATGTGCCTTCTGCGTATTTAGATTTCAGTACAGCACCCGGCTGTTTTTTGATTGGACGCATGATACCAAGAATCTCACGCAAGTGTTCCCAGTTTCTTTCAAATCTGGTGACGAAGTCAATCTCACGTGCTGTGACCCGAATATCATTACTCATAATAAGATTAGCTTTTGCTGCCATATAAAAAATCCTTTCTACCCATAATTATTAAGGTATTGGGTTAGCGGCTATACTCTAGCGTATAGTCGGTGTAAAAATCACTGGAATAACTGGATGTTCTGGGCGATCGCCGCCTGCCTTTCGGATGGGTCTTTGATTGCTTCAATATCCTTCTTTGTCATACTTCCCGGTGTCTGCTGATGTCCAATCCGCGCTGTTGCAAATCTCGCTTGTTGCTGCTGGGCCTGCTGCTGAGATTCGTCTACAAAAGCGGATGCGTCAGTCTGTTTCATTTGCTCGATCAAGTCATTCAGCCCAAGGATTTTACCGCCTTTCAGCTTCAATCCGGCTTCTTTAATGTCTGCCATAACAGACTTCTTTGCAGCCTCACTGGAAAATTTAACATCATCAAGTGCTGTTTTAAGTGCGTCTGAAAAATCGCGGTCATAGATCTTCGCATTGAATTCCTTTTCTGCATCCTCGGCTTTCTTCTTCCATTCAGCAAGCTCTGTCTGAATGTTCGCCGGGTCGATACCGTCAAAACCTTTTAAGGTTTCTTCTGCTGTCTCAGCACGTTCTTTCCAGTCATCACGTTCGCTCTCAACTTTCGACAGAGTTTTTGCAACTTCCTTAGCATTCTTATAATGCTCAGAGAGTGCCTTTTTCACATCTGCCTGTTTATCCTCCGAGATCTCAATTCCAAATGATTTTAATGTGTCAATAAGTTTCTGCATATACATCCTCCTGGTCGTGTTTATTGACCTGCCGCCGCAGGTAAATGGATTAAGCCAGTTAGACCACTGGCAAGGTAATGGGAAAGATAGGAATTGAACCTATAATGTTTACCACGAGGGAACGGTTTTACAGACCGCCGCAACACTGCCAATAGTTGCCACTTTCCCAGAAGACACCTTTTCGGGACTATTTGGATTAAATTCCAGTCCACAGGATAAGGATAAACCTATAATCGGAATGGCAGGAATCGAACCTGCGGCACATAGCTTATAAGGCTACTGCTCTACCACTGAGCTACATTCCATTAACCCGGATTCCCGGGTTAGCAAGGTACTTATCGTGTTATGCCTGCCACTATCCGACTTTCACGGAGATGTTGTTTCATTTACAAAGAGGTGTTACCAGTCAGTCAAACCGGCTAATGAATATGCCGGAAATTGCATCCGCTTTTCAACCTCCAGATTCCGCTCGAATCTGTTTCTCTTAAGGACATATTCACAAAGAAAGGAGGACATGAAACGAAAAAGAAAGCAAAAACTTCTAATCAGCAAGCCCTACAAGGTTCACCATGCCTTGCAAGATTATAGTATCACATTTTTTTTAAAAAGTTGTCCCCACATTTGCAGGAATCAAAGCATACTTCTCAGTTTTTCAACGTATCTTTTAACAAGATCACGTTCCTCCCGACACTCTGCGTCCTTGGATATATCGCTCAATTCCGCGGTAAG